GCCCCTTTCGGGGCCCACGGGTAGCTAATGTTGCCCGCGCGTTACCGGCCTAGGCCGGGTCAGCGTTCTGTAGTTTCGGGAACTAAGGAGGTGTCACGTGGACGAAGAAGGTCTTCTGATCCCACGTACCCGTACGTCCCAAAAGGACGTGCGGATCTCTGGTGAACGTTGGTATGGCACGCGTCCAGCGAGCCACACAAAGGAAAACACAAGCGTTGTGTATGAGTACAAGAGGACCTTCGACAGAAGGAACCTCTTCCCCTTTGTTCAGCATCAGCTGCGCAAGGGAGGCATCTACGCAAAATCTGTAGATGGTCTCAAGCTATTGGACCTTGGTTGGTCCTTTCGCTCAGAGACTATACGTCGCTCTGCGTCCCGTCATGGGTTCGCACATACGGCGTACGCCGCTACTCTTAACCAAGAGTATGGTGTCTCTCACGACGGCCCGGTATTTCTCCAGGCCGCCCTTGGTCCGCTTGCTCCGTGGTCTAACGACGACTGGGGCAATCGGATGCAGATTGACTTTGGTCTTGGTGGCACGGCAATTGCTCGTGTCCGTCCAAACAAGCCAGAGGTCGACTTGTCTGTAGCACTCGGTGAGCTTCGTTTTGGTGGTTTACCCACCTTGATCGGCTCGCTCATGTCACGGTCTAGGACCGTGTTCGACGTCTTCCGTAATGGTGGACGCGAATACCTCAACTTCCAATTTGGATGGAAGCCTCTCCTTTCAGACCTGCAAGGTCTGGCGGGGTTAGTCTTGACCGCAAGGTCGAAGATTGAGCAATATGAGCGCGACTTAGGTCGCGAAATCCGAAGGCGTTACACCTTTGAACCAAAGATTTCGACGGAATTTTCGTCGAAGGCTATCAATACAGACAGCCAGTACTGGGTCCAAGGAGGCACCCCCCTAGGGGGGGCCACCGCGAACATCAGTACTTTCAATGGTTCCAACAACCAGGGCACCTATCGCAAGACTAGGACAGAAGAGTCCTGGTTCTCAGGCGCGTTTCGCTATTTCAATGCGGACGTTTCTGAGTCTCTTGCGGATCTGCGGCAATTCGAGGAACACGCGAACCTTCTTCTAGGGACGCGTCTCGATCCAGAGGTAATCTGGAACCTGCAGCCTTGGTCTTGGCTGATCGACTGGTTCGTCAATTACGGCGATGTGCTGGGTAACTTTTCAGCACTTACATTCGATCGTCAAGTCTTGCACTATGGATACATCATGACCAACGTCACTGATGAGGAGGAGTGGACTGCCCCGGGTCTCTTTGCGAGATCGGGACCCACTTTCCTCGCCAGAACGCAGGTTTCCGGTGTGTTGGCGTCTTCACGCCACTCCGTTCGAAAGATTCGGAGCCATGCAAGCCCGTTTGGGTTTGGCCTCGACCCTGACGCCTTTACGGCTGATCAATGGGCCATCCTCGCGGCACTCGGCATGAGCCGGGCACCGCGTCCATAAGAAACTAACCCCTAAGGGAGGTATTCTATCACACCAAGCTGACAGATGTTAGCTAGTCAACTGTAAGGAGTAATGCTCATGGCACTTAGCGATCCTCAGTCGGTCACCATCGGTGGTACCGCAACGTCCCTTCCCCGAACTGAACAGAACGGAGGAAGCGCCGTCTACTCGAAAGACGACGGCACGGTCGTGCTGAAGATCAACCATTCCAAGGGAAAGACTCGGACGCGCCGTTCGGTGCGTCTCGACCTCACCAAGGTCGTGGCTGATCCATATGCAAGCGGTATCTCCCGCCCCGTCGGTATGTCGGCGTTTGTCAACGTCGACGTCCCTAACCTGGGACTTACCCTGGCGGAGCAGAAGGATCTCGTCACAGCGCTTGTTACGGCGCTCACGGCGAGCTCTGGTGCCCTTCTGACCAAGATCCTGGGCGGCGAGAACTAACTACTCTCGTCGCGGATCGCACTAGTGTTCTGAGCTATGGAGGTCGGTACCCGTAAGGGACCGACCGGTCATGTAACCTTGAAAGGGAAACATGGATAGCCAGATGTTGCTTCTACAGAAGCACCTGCTCGCGGATGCGGGCAGGCTAGGCAACGTAAGCACCCTCCGTGACTTTAAAACAGTCACGGATCGAGTCGAGATCGAGGGTCAATCGTTTCTCACGATAACCCTTCCATCCTTCGCTTCGGACCTCCAAAAGGCCTTAGCAGAGGGACGGGTTGGTCCCGCCTCGTTTGCCGGTTTCGACAAGCGAGGTCAGCTCCCCAGGTTCCTGGGTGGGCTGTTGGGCCAGATCTT